AGTAATGCGCGCAAGCTCCTCAGCGCTGCCGGCGCGGGCGCGTTCGGTATGCAGTCGGTTGCGGTCAGTGATACGGGACGGGAAACGGAACTCGCCAGCCGCGAGGCCGAGCAACATAACCGCTGCTAGGTTTTGATCTAACTTCATGACTTGACGCTCGTGTCAGGCCCAAGGCGGCGGTCGATATCGTCGAGAATTTCTTGCATCTCGATGACGAGCTTGCGGGCGCGCTGTTTTTCCGCAGGGGTAAGCTGCGAAAGTAAGCTAAACGAAACATTGCGCAAAGAGGATACAGCGTGATTCAGTCCGCTGCCTTGCGCATGTCCGTTACTATTTCTGCCGCTGAAAACTATTCTAGCGGCATCGCTATCTTTGACGCCACCGCACGCAACACGCGTTGGGACGTATGATGGTCGCACCATTTTATGAGGGTTCGGGGCTATAGCGTCATCTTCCAGAAGTCGTTTACGCACGTCAGTTGGAGCCGCTGCCAACCTAATCGCGCTTGAAACTATTTGCCCGGATATGCCGATTTTTCTAGCGACAAATGTGCGCTCGCTTGGTTTAGAACCGCCTTTTTGCTTATTTCCTGTCCTTTCTGTGGTGCCCTTGTACTGCAACAGAATCTCGCCCATGCGAAAAATCGCTTCCTTGTGGACCCGGTTCACGTCACGGGCCATCTCAGGCATGCGCGCCATTTTTGCGGCGGCTGCGAGCGCGGCGAGCTTGTCTTTCCACGTGAGCAATTCCGATAGATCGCAGCACGCGGCAATCGCTCGCTGAGCAATGCCGATCTTTACCGGCAGCGTTGCGCCGTTGATGACGGCCGGCGTCAGTTCGCCGGGCATCGGCTTAAATTTCGGCGCCTTGAAAGAAACAATATTGAGGCTCATTTCAACAACTCCAAAGTGATGATGATTGCAAAACCGATTATCTCAAGCGCGAGAATGCGGCCCAACATGCGCCCGTGCCGTTCGGCTTGCTCGCGCATGACGCGGCGGTTGTACACTGCCTGCGTCTCGGTAAAAGGGGTGCGGGGTTTCATGACACGAGTGTCAGTGTGCGACGCTGCGCAATGAGCTTGACGCGGTCGGCGTCCACATGGCGAGCCGCCGAGTACAACGCGCGGGGCTGATTGATACCGCGGTCGGCCAAGAACGCGAGGGCGGCCTTGCGCTTTTTGGTGTTGCCGTAGGGGTTGCGTGACTTTTTCATGTGCCTAACCTCTTGAGTAGTTCGGAACGTTCCGCCGCTGCGCGCTCAAGCGCCGCTTGCTGCGTGGGAGTCAACCGCAACCTCGCTGTCGTGGTCAGGGCTGTGTGCGCGTTAAATTCCTTGCTGTTCATGGGTCGCATTCTGGTAGATATTCTAACTGACAAGCGTGTCATACGTCACGTTTTTCGTATGTTCCCGGGAACTTAAGTAAAAAAAACCCCCGGTTGGTAGTCCCGGGGGCGTTATCTACCCGCCATCATCAGACGCCGGCTGTAGCCATAGCCATGCAATCGCGGCTGTTACACAAGCTACCTCATGGAACAATATGTCTCGCTGGCCTCCTACATCCGGCCGCCCTGGCCCCGTGAGGGCGTCATAGTCCTCGTGCAGTTGCGCGAGCCTCGACCGGGCTGCCCTCAACAGACAGCTACGCATTGCGACCGTCAGCCCCGACTTAGGCGGCGCAAACCCCGTCGGCGTCACGGGCTTGCACTCCTATGCAACTGCGCCGGCTGCGTGTGCCCCCGGAACGTGCCCCCGGGCTTGCGAATCACTGTTGACTCGCCATAGTCGATTACTTCCGGCTCGACCGGCGGCAATTCGTCGATTGCCTCTTGCAACGCCATGATTACGGCGTGCAGTCGTTCGCGCGCTACCTCGGGCGGGTCACAGGCCACGGCGGCGAGTATTCGTGCCTGCGCCTTTTGAACGGCTGTCAGCCTTGCGCCGGGCTCGCCCTCATATGCTGCGGCTGTACTCGCGCGCAATTCCGATTTCGTGACCGTGCTCACGTCGATTGCCCGCAAGTCGCCGCCCGCCCTGACCCATGCAACCAACGTCGATTTCGCTGTACGTGCGAACACTGCGCGCCGGTTGCGCTCGCGGTTCCTGACAACAACCTCGGCGTGTTCGAGGGTTGCATCAAGGGCAATGTCGTCGGTTGTGACGCCCCGAAGTACGGCCGCATAAAACGGCACGGCGATTTGTTCGAGGGTCGATAGCTGCGCGTCCTCATTGGGGCGTTTGCCTTTCTTGGGGCCGAGCTTGCTTTGTGTGCCGGTCACGAGTGCCCGTAGGTACGTGCCGTCGAGTTTGTCCAAGCCTGCGAGCCCCTGCGTGTGCTCTTGGGCCAACGTTTCAATCTGTTGCTCAGTCATCAAATATAGATTTTTCATGTCGTACTCCTAAACGGTCGATATTGACCGCGAGGCCATACTGACACGCGTGTCAACTCACCGTCTGTACGTTACCGCACGTAATACCTGTAGGAATTTGACTTATTGAGACGTAGGACAACTGACAAGTGTGTCATACGTCACACTTTTCGCATTTGCTTGGCGCGCTGACGGCTCGTTGCGGGCGTATTTTCAATCGTGAAGTGATACGACAGGGTCGTTAGGTGATGCGTCTCTAATATTCGTTGCGAACCGAACTCAACGCAGCCTTGCAAGCCCATACGATGCACGAGGCAGCCAATGCGGCCATCGGGCACGCAAACAACTACCGGATTTATAGCGCCCATGATTTGCGCCGATTAATCTGACCCTTAGTTTTGGCGCGGTTTTTACGCCACCATTCGCGGGCCGTTTTGCGATGCTGGATACAATACGGGCACTGACACGGGGCGGCTTTCATTTACGAATCCAAGCATTATAGAAGCCGCGCGCCCATGCGTATGTGTACACAAACGCCGAGGCGAATATGCCCCATTGATGATGGGTGTACGTCGTATAGAACCAAAAGGGCTCAGACAGCAACCCGAGCACGGGGCCGAACTTGCGGTACTGCGGGCGATGGTCATTGACGAGGAGCATGCCGCCCATGCACAGAACAACGATTGCAATTTGCGCGACGATATCAAACATTTTACTCAATGCCCTTGACGACTATCTCATTTAAATCGGTGCGCTCGTCACGCGGCACGCTCAACACTTTGTTCGTGTTATTGCGAATGGCGAACATGAGCCGGCAGGCTTTGCACGGCGCGCTCGGCGAAATCTTAGCCATATAGTTCGGGTGTATTGGGCACTGAATGACGATACTGAAACTCATGGTTTCCTGAGCCGCTCAAGGCAGCGTTTGCATGTGATGGGCCCGCCTACAGCGCCCAAGGGCTGCCCGCATAGGCCAACAGGCGCCAAACGTGACGGATCGATCGCGTGGGTTTTGAGCGGTTTGTAGCTCACGTGACGATCCCCGCGCGCTTGAGTTTCAGACGCAGCTTGTTGCGCTGATACCAGGCGGCCTGATAGGCCCGGAACCGCGCGTTCCATCGACGCGTCACTTGTGAGCCGTCTTATCCGCGCAAGGGATCGTATATACATCGACGCTGACGGCCGACTGAGCCCAACGCAAGAAAGCCATGTACTCGGCGGGCGTATCAGGATGATTCATAGCGTCAGTACGATACGCCTTGCCGTCCTGCGTGATTATCCAACCTGATATCAATTCATCGCACTGCATGACTGCAAAGAACGCTAGGGGCGCGGGCCGAGTATCCTGCAACGTGGGCTCGGCGCCGCGCGCCTGCCACGTCAACAGTAGTAACAGCGTTGCAACAAGCGTCACAAGCCGAAAGCCGCGGGTGTGTTCTAGGAGATACTGTTCGAGGGTGTACATGTTCACTCCGTTGTTGAGTAAGGGGGGCACTGAATAAGCTTGCCATTGATGACAGTGTAGATCGCTGTCGGGCAGCCGTTGTCATGGCGTTTTAAATTCTCTTGGTCCCACGACGCCTCGCGGCTGCGCGGTCGTTCATCCTGCGAATGTATGAGGCCCATGGCGAGCCCGAAGCCGGCGAAGGCTCCGACGGCGATGATAGCGAGGGCGAGTAACCAATCTCTCATAAGTATGTCGGACTATACCGACACTGACGCGCCTGTCAACTAATCCTCGGCGGCATCGGGGTCGCCCTCGTGCGTGAACTCGCCCTCGCTGTCCCAATCGGCGTATAGGTGCTCGGGACAGTCGGGGGCGCAGGTAATCGGCTTGAGTTTGTCGGGCATGGCGGCGTCATCAGTAGGCTGGCCGCCATTATCTCACTTCGGGCCGAGACGCAAACCTAAAGGTTCAAAAAATGCTTGTACGCATAAATCCTGCACGTAATCCCCGAACGCTTCCCGTTGCGCGCTCGTCGCATTTATCGGTATCTGAACCTCAAGCCGGCAAACACGAGGGCTGTTGCTCGGAGCCTGCGTAGCCCTTATGAGAGGCCGACGGAATTTATCGTTATAAGCTTTGACCCGTTCATTGTGGCATGTTACGCATATGCCGCTATTGGTGTACCGACCGGAATCATGCCCGTTGCGGCAAGCTTTGCCCGTGTAGAAATGCGTCAGCCCTTTGATAAGAGCATCAACTCGTGAAATAACGTTCATAAAAACTCCTTTAAAATCAATCATGTCACTCTGTGCCCGCTGTTACTAGGGGGTCTCAACCTTTGCCAGGATACGGATTAATACTTGCACTGTCAATACCGCTATAGGTGTTACCTACCATAAAAGTTCCTTGTACGTGAAGAGATAGGTAAAATGAGTATAGGTAACGGGGCTGTGGGGAAAGGTTGAGACCCCCTAGTAACAGCGGTCACGCGGTCACAAATCCTGTAAGTGTTGTAATAACCATTCTTGCGTGGTCAACACGTGGCTTGCGTGTGGCTCGTGGATTATGGCTAACTAGCAACTATGGACGTGCTACCCAACACCACGGCAGGCCCGCCCGCGCTGCCCCCAATGGCTCACGGCCTCACCCGTCGCCAAGAGGCGTACGCGCGGTGCGTGGCTTTGGGCTTGAGCTATGCCGAGGCATTCCGGCAAGCCGGCTGCGTGGCTAGCACTTCGGGCTCGCAGTCGGCGCAGATAGCCGCACTCAACCGCACGCCGCACGTCAGGGCTCGCATTACCGAATTGCGCGGCAAGGCCGACGAGGAAACTGTCAGCACGATTGCCGAGCGCATGGCGTGGCTACGCCTCATTGTGCAGGCCAACCCCGAGGAGTTAACCCGCGTTGTGCGCGACCCGTGCGACTTGTGTTGGCCCGAGGCCGAGGTTGCCCGGGCGTTCGCTGCGCACTTCATGCCCTGCGAGTTCGTCGAGGAGCGACCCGAACTGCCCGACACTAAGCGCCCTCGGCACGACTGCGAGCGTTGCCGCGGGTCAGGCTTCGCCCGGGTCGTGCTCACGCCTACGGACGAACTGAGCCCCGCCGGCCGCGCGTTGTTCAAGGGTGCGAGCCAAAACGAAAAGGGCGTTATCGAGATTGAGACGCACGACCAAATGGCCGCGGCTGAAATGCTCAACAAGCTACAGAGCGCCTATGTAACGCGCTCGCTCAATCTCAACGCCAACGTTGCGGTACATGCAGCGCGCGATGCGACCCCCGAGGACGCGCTCAAACTGTTCGACGCGTTCGGCTAGGCTTATGTCTGACACGGCTGTCAACATAACCCGAACGCCAACGAGCAACGAGATAGCCCGGCGCGCGTACGAGGCTATGCGCCGCAAGCCAGCCGCGCGGCTCGCATTCGAGCGTATCCTTGCGTTGAACGACACGACGAGCCGCAGCGTTGCCTGGCATTGCATGACGGCCGACGAGCAAGCCACATGCACGGCATATACGACGCGCCGGCTCGAACTGCGCGAGGTATACGGGCCGCAAGCCGAGCAACTGCAGGCCCGCGAGGATTGTCTCGCTTGGCTGCGACGTGATGAGCCTAACGTTAAGTCAAGCGATAAAGTCGCTTGGGTCAAGCGTTACTATGGGCGCGACGCGGGCACGTTCGCCGATTTCATCAACGATTGGGGCTACACAATCGACCCGCGGCTTGTTGGCGAGGGTAAAAACCCGGTCATGGCGTTCGAGTTGTTCCCCAAGCAGCGCGAAATGATACGTTGGCTCATTGGCTGTTGGACCGACAGCAAGCCGGGCGTTGTCGTCAAGTCGCGAGACGTGGGCGCCTCGTGGGTCGCAATGGCGTTGCTTTGTACGCTGTGCATCTATCGCACGGGCTTTGCGGCCGGCGTCGGCAGCGCGGTCGAAATCAAGATTGACCGTAGCGGCGACCCTGACACGCTGTTCTACAAAGTGCGCTCGTTCCTTGAGCATTTGCCCGTTGAGTTTAACGGCGGCTTTGACATTGACCGCTGTTCGGCTGACAAGCGCGTCAGTTTCCCATTGACCGGGTCGAGCATCACGGGCGAGGCCGGCGACCAAGCGGGGCGAGGCGGGCGTAAGGCAATATTCATCGTTGACGAGTCGGCGCACTTTGAGCACCCCAAGATTATCGACAAGAACCTGTCGGCCAACACCAAATGCCGTATCGACATGTCGAGCGTCAACGGCATGGCGAACAGTTTTTATACGCGCGCTCACAACCCGGCCATACGTCGGTTCGACTTCACTTGGCGAGACGACCCGCGCAAGGATCAAAAATGGTACGAGGCGCAGTGCGCAGAACTCGACGAGGTTGTCGTCAAACAGGAAATTGACTGCGACTTTAGGGCCTCGCTTGAAGGCGTGTGCATCCCGAGCGATTGGGTACAAGCCGCAATTGACATTGACATTGAGCTTGGCATTGACTGTTCGAGCGGTAACATGCGAGCCGCGCTTGACATTGCCGACCGGGGCAACGACAAGAACGCGTTTGTTATCGCCAAGGGGCGCAAAATCTTTTTCGCTTCCCAATGGTCGGGCAAGGGCTCGGACACGGGCTACAGCGTGCAACGAGCTATGGCGATTGCCGAGGCGCATGGGCTCACAGCGTTCGATTACGACGCCGACGGCATGGGCGGCGCGGCCGTTCACTCGGACGCTCGGCTTATCAACGAGGCCCGGCGCGAAGTGCAGGCCACGAAAAAGACGCCCTCGGAATACTTCACGGGCGGCACGATTGGCACGCACCCGTACCGCGGCAGCGAGGCCGTTGTGCATCCCGAAAAGGTTGTGCTCGGGACAAAACGCAAGGCTAAGGATATGTTCACCAACCGCAAGGCGCAGAGTTGGTACGAGTCGCGGCTCGGGTATTTCAACTCGTGGAAAGCTCGCAAGGGCAAACCGTACGACCCGGCCCGCGTCATTTGCATCGCGCGCGAGCTTGAGAACGAGCCGGGCCAACCGAATTTGCGCGACCTACTCGTTGCGCAGTTGAGCCAAGCGACGGTCAAGGAAACGCTGACGGGCAAAATCCAAATTGACAAAAACCCTGACGACGTGAGTAGCCCCGACATTGGCGACGCGGCCGTTATGGTTATGGCCCCGAGAAAGTCGAGCATGTCAAACATGGGCGCGCTGTTGACAGCCGTGTCGGCCGCACAGTAGGCTTGCCGCATGCTCAAGAAAATACGCGAGTTGATTGCAAACCCTTTTGAGGCCCGCAAGCCCAAGCCGGCGCCGACCGTTGTGCCCGGCGAGCCCACGCACCCGCACTCGTTCTCGTGCCCGTGCAAGCCATGTTGCGCGCACACTGACTCGCTCACGCGCGAGCGGCTGCGCCGGCAAACGGGCAAGCGATAATGAGCCACAAGAATTTGTCAGCGTTTACGTTGCCCAAGGGCTCATACCCTGCGTATATCAGCGTCAATTTTACGCCGGCAACCGTCGAGCCCGCGTGTAGTGCGTTCGTCACGATTGACGTTCGAGGCCATGCTCGCGAGCAAGTCAGCGGTCACATGCACGAGGGGCCAACGGCTCGCATCGTCATGACGCCCGAGGAGTTCCGCGACTTTCTGCGCGACATGGCGGCCCGCGCATTGGCCGAGGGGCTGCTTTGAGCACGCCCCCGGCGCCGGGTTTCAAGCGTTACACGGTCACGTACGTTCAAGAGGTCGTACAGGCTGTTGACGCGCCGAACATTGCGTCGGCTGCGCAGTTCGCCAAGAACGCCGCGGGCAACGTCAAGGGCGCTCGGGTGCTGTCGATATCCCTACACGGCGGCGAGCCCGTTGCGTTGCCGCCCCCGGCTTGATAAGCTTTAGACGGTTCCGCGGTATTCCCTCAAATCCGGCGCGCTGAGTCGCGTTTCGGGTTGGCGTTCAACTCCCCGCCGTGGTGGCCCGAAACGCGCTCAGTTGCGTTAATAGCCCGAATCGCCGTCAATGTCCCCATGATACGCAGCGTTGTTCGCGCGCTCGATTTCAACGCGTCGCTCGCGACAGCATGCCCCGCTCACGCAGGCGCGCTCAGACGGCATAACGGGTCGATCGGGCGGCCAAGGCAAGTCACGCGGCGGATAGCCGGCGGCGCGGTCTTGTAGCCAATGCTCGACGTTGATGCAATCGAGCGTCGTGTACCCCTGCCCGCTCTGCACCATGCGAGGCCCGCAGCCCGTACCGTCTTGCATTCCCGGCTCGCGGCAACGCATATCGAGTTGTCGAAGCCTGCGCGCTTTGGGGTGTTCGGCTGTTGCGAACGGCCTCACGTCTCTTGCTCGGGAACGATGACGGCCGGAATGACGCGATATGAGAAATCGCGAGGCGCCTTGTTGAACTGAGCTTGATACAACGTCGAGGCGTCGGCGCCCTCGTCGCTGCATTGCTTGTACGTCTCGCAGACGGCGGCGACCCGCTCGGGCTGCCCCGCTATCGACAGAATCAGTAAAAATACGTGCATGTATCGACCCTCAGTAGTTGGTGAAATTTCCCGCCCAAACGACGACCCGCGCCTTGCTGACACCTACGGTATAGCGCAATTGCCCCGTGCATGTCACATGGTAATAGTTGATTCCGGGCGCGTCGTCACGGTAGACGGCCTCGACCCGGTCGCATACGTGGCCGACTGATTGGATAGCCTCGGCGAACAGCGAGGCGTTTGCCATCATTTCGGCCGCGGGCGATAGCTCGGCGTCGCTCACGTAGTCGAGCGCCTTGCCGTCGTACCCTCGACAACGCACCGTCTCGCGAGGGCCTGCCCAAGCGATGTATACGACCGCTGCGCAGGATTGGTGCGACTTCGCGAGGTAATCCTCGGCCTCGGTTCGCATCGCGGCGCAGTCGGCCGAGACGTGACCGGCGACGAAATAGCACGCGAGAACGAGGGCGTTCATGACGCAAGCCTCAACACCACGCCCGGCCAGTGCTTGACGAACTGCGAGGCGGCCTGAATGTTCGGCGCCTCGAACGAGTACACGCGGCGGCCGAGAATCGTTGCTTGGTACGTTTTCATGTGACTAACTCCCATCCCTTGACCGAGTAATGCACGCGCCGATCGGCTGCGCGCTTGGCGTTATGGTCGGCAACCTTGCCGGCGGCCCAAGTTTGTACGGCTTCTGACAAGCGCGTCAGGCGGTCGCGGGTCGGCATGGGCTGCGTTTGCATCGGGTTAAATTGTGCGTTCATGGGGCGTATTCTGGCAGCCCTTGCGCGCGCCGAGCGTGTTGTGCGTCACGAAACCAAGGTTGATTGATGCTTATCCGGTTAGCACCCATGACCACTAGCCCTAGGGTGTTGCCAATCGCCAGAATAAAGCTCGGCGTAGGTCGGCGCGGTAGCGTCTCCACCGATTCCAAGCAGCGAGCGAAAGGCGTTGAA